GTCGGGAAAGTCCACCATCCTGTCGTTCTTCTCGCGGTTCCTGTCCGATTGGGCCGAGAACCTGGCCGACGCCACCGAGGCCGCCATCCGCTCCATGCTGGCCGGCGGAGCCAAGGCCATCCTGCTGGACGAGATGGAACCGGAGGAGCTGCAGACGCGGGGGCGTCAGCTTGTGCGCCTTGCCCGGCTCGCCTGGTCCGACGACACCGGCTCGGCCGCGCGAGGCACTCAGGAGGGCGGGTTCAACAAGACGCCCCTGCGGGCCAGTTTCGTGATGGCGTCCATCATCCCGCCCCCCATGGAGGAGGCGGACGCGGACCGCTTCACCTTCCTCCGGCTCAGCCACCAGTCCCCCATGCCGAAGGGCTGGGCCAAGGCGCAGAACGACATCGACGACCTGCTAAAGCTGGCACCGCTGATCCACCGGAGGCTCATCGACCACTGGCCGCGCATTCAGGCGCTCATCCCCGTTCTGCGGCAGGCGCTGTCCGACAATCACCATGCCGGGCGAACGCCCATGAACCTTGCCGTCCTGCTGGCGTGTTCGGAGATCCTGACATCCGACTTGCCGGTCGAGGAGATGGACATTCCCTCGATCGTCGCCCCCTTCGACCCCCTCGAGCGGAGCGAACAGACGGATGACCGCCCGGGGTGGCAGCGCTGCCTGGACCGGCTGCTGACCTCGCGCGACCCGGACTGGTCCGGCGGCACCCGGCAGACCATCGGAGAGCTGATCGCGGCCGAGCTGGCGACCGGCGACGCGGCCGGATACGGCGAGCAGGAGAAGCTCAAGCGCCTGGGTCTGCGGGTCATCAAACTCACCGAGGCCCAGGCACCACCGAGCGCGAGACCCGGCGAGGTGGGCCTCGCCATCGCCAGCGCGCACGAGGGTCTGTCTGGCCTGTTCGAGGGGTCCGCCTGGGCGAACGGCGGATGGACAATGGCCCTTCGCGCCGGACCGGACATCGCGCCGACGCGATCGGCCGTGCGGTTCTTCACCCTGTCGAGGGCGACGTTCGTCCCGATCTGGCTGCTCGGCCTGACCGATCAGGACGGGAAGGTGATCAAATGAGCGTTTCAGGTGTAACGGGCGCCTGTAACGGCGACCTTCCGCGATTTCAACGGCTTAGGAGAGGCCGTTACGGCTGTTACGCCTGTTACGGTCTCCCTCGCGTGAGGTGTGTGCGCTCGCGCGTGCGCAGGAACTACCACCGTAACAACCGTAACAGTGTAACGATTATAGCTAAGCCTATGATCCTTAAAGACTTTCGCCGTTACGGTCGAAAATCGGGCGGCGTTACGGACCGTTACGACGGCGGAAGCCCGCGGATTTCCCAGCAGAAGCGAACCGGAGGCTGACGATGGCCGACACCCCATGGGACGCGCCGAACGACCCGACCGTGGTCTTCCCCACCATCCAGGGCGTCGCCGTCTATCGCGGCGAGGCGAACGGGCTGGTGGTTTGCAGCGAGGCCATCCCGGGCGGCGACCTGGAAGACCCGGTGATCGTTATCCCGGCGGCCTTCGTCGATGCCTTCCGGCGGAAGGTGAACGCCGTCGCCGACGAGATCGCGGAGCGCGCCGCCGCCGAGGAGCCGACCCCATGAGCAAGTCCCGCAAGCGAGGAGATCGGATGAAAGCCCACCGCCACGCCGTCGTGCTTCCCGCCGAGCCCGCAGCCGACGAGGAAGACGCGCTGCCCACGCCGACCCCTCCCGAGGCGGCCTGGGGGCTGGACTGGTACGCCCTGGCCGTCGCCCCGCGCCGCGAGTTCGAGATCTGGCGCGAGATCGACAAGGCCGGGATCACCGCCTATTGCCCGCTCCGCACGGCGTTCGTGAAGCCGTTCCGGCACGCCCGGGCCACGATCGAGCGCCCGTTCCCCCTGCTGGAAGGCTACCTGTTCGTCGGCTTCCCCGAGGGCGAGGCCGACTGGCCGACGGTCCTGTCGGTCAAGCACGTCAAGGGACGGATCGGCCTCAACGACCGCCCCTCGCTCATCCGCCCGGCTCAGATGCAGCTCCTGATACAGCGCGAGGCACGGGGCATCTACCGGGGCAACGGCTCCCTTCGCGGCATGATGCGTGAGGAGAGCCACGTCCGGGTCGGTGACACCGTGCGGGTGGACCTCGCCCCGGGCGTATCGCGCGAGGGAGTGGTTGCCCAGGTGATGGGCCGCCGCGCGATTCTCGACGGCCTCGGGTTGTTCAGCGGGTGCGCCGTGATCGTGGAAGACGTGACCACGCTTGAAGTTACGGGCTGATCAGGGCCGGAGGTTGACAGGATGAAACTGTTCGCTGACCTTCAATACCGGACGAGCGTCGATCCGCGTTGCCAGCCACCCAAGGGTGAAGCCGAGGCCCGGACGCCCCAGGCAGTCAGGCGATTGCCAAAGTGCGTAGCTTTGTCCGATCCGAACTCAGATCAACTCGAACAGGCTCTGGATCTCGCGGCCCGTGCCACGGATGTAGAGCTTCCGGCCGTCGGCCAGGGTGACCAGGGCCACCGCCTGCCCGCTGCCGAGATCCGACCCGGCCATCGTGCCGACCAGCGCGCCAGGAAGTCCGGCGATGGCGCCGCCGACCAGACCGCCGGTGACCGTCAGCCCCGCCGACTTGGCGTGATCCTGGCCGACGATCTCGACGTTGATCACGTCGCCGGGCTTCAGGGCCTGCTCGAGGAGCGGGCGGACGAAGATCGGAACGATGAAGAGCATGCGCAGGACGGCGAAGCGCCGCGCGATCACCAGCCTCTTCTTGAACCATCCACCGATGCGGACGAATGCGCGCCGGCCGAAGTCTCCGGCGACCACCTGCATCACCATGGTCGAGCCCTCCTGTTTCCTGGGGGCACCGATGGTCGCCGCGACCGGCTGACTGCGCAACTGGAAATGGGCGGCCGCCCGGGCGAGGACGCCCCGGCCGCCCCGCGCCCCTCGGGTGCTAAGCCCTTGATGCGGCGGGGACCCTGGGAGGGGGGTAGGGCCACGGGTCACGCGCCCTGCCGCGTCGTTACCCCAGCTATTACCCCCGAAATCCGGGTAACAGATCTGGCGGCGGGCTGAGCCGTGGCGCTGGTCTCACAAGCGGAATATGCCGATCGGCACAAGGTCAGCCGCAAGACGGTGACCATGTGGAAAGCCAAAGAATACTTGGTTTTTCAAGGGCGTATGGTCGATGTGGATGCCTCGGACGCCGTTCTGCGAGACAAGCGCCTCGGCCGGTTCCGCGACTACGACCCCTCCGCCGCCGAGCCCCTGGGTAACAGCCAGGGTAATCCGCCCGCGCAGGGTAACATTCAAGGCCCCGCACTGCCCCAAGGCGTCCTCTTCGCCGAGCTACCGGAGATCGGTCCGAACGGGCGTCCGGTTTCGGTGGATGCTCCGGCGGTCAGTGACGCCCTCACCGCGATCGCGGGGCAGATCGACGGGTTTCTGCAGAACGTCCTGCAAGGGAGGTTCCACGGCCAGGCCGAAGCCGAGCAGATCAAACAGAACGCCCTCGCCGCCAAGCATCTCCTCGAGGTCCGGATCAGGTCGGGCGAGCTGGTCGAGGTGGCCGAGGCGGAGGCGCTCTTCTTCGAGGCCTTCCGGAGCGAACGGGACGCCTGGCTCAACTGGCCGGTCCGGGTCGCCCCGCTGATCGCCGCGCAGTTCGACATCGACGTGGATCTGTTGACGGAGGCCCTTGCCCATCATGTCAACGACCACCTCAACGCTCGAGGCGAGCCCGACCCGGATTTCGCCGGAGAAGGCTGACCGCCTTCGCCGCATGGCCCGCAAGGGCCTCACCCCGCCGCCGCGCATCTCCAGTCCCGAGTGGGCCGACCGGTGCAGAAAGCGCCCCCGAGGGGCCGGCAGCACGTCGGGACAATGGCGGACCTCCACCGTCGAGGCTGCCCGGGGCCCCATGCTGGCGGTGACCGAGCCGGGGGTGCACGTCATCACGGCGATGACATGCACGCAGCTGCTGAAGTCCAGCCTGCTGGAGAGCGTCTTCGGTTACTTCGCGCACCTGGACCCATGTCCGATCCTGCTGGTGCAGCCGAAGGAAGACGCCGCGGAGCAGTTCTCGAAGGAACGCATCCAGCCGCTGATCGCGGAGACCCCGGTCCTGCGAAAGATCATCGGCAAGCGGAAGACCAGGGATTCCGAGGACACCCTGGTCTACAAGGCCTACCCGGGCGGGTTCCTGGCCATGGTGGGCGCGGGCAGTCCGGACAACCTGGCACGCCGGGCGATCCGGATCACGCTGTTCGACGAGGTCGACAAGTACCCCGCGAACAAGGAAGGCGATCCGATCTCGCTCGGCGAGGAGCGCACCGCCACCTTCGCCGCGAACTGGCTCTCCATCCGTGCATGCTCACCGACCCTGCAGGACGATAGCCGGATCGAAGCGAGCTATGCCGAGGGGGATCAGCGGCGGGCCTCCGTGGAGTGCCCGCACTGCGGTCATCGCCTGTTCCCCGACTTCTTCGCCCATGTCGATTGGGCCAAGGACGACGACGGTGGTCACCGGCCGGAGACGGCCCGGATCTACTGCGAGCGGTGCGGTGCCGGCTGGTCGGAGGGCGAGCGCCTGAAGGCCCTGCAGACGATCCGCTGGCACCAGACCCGACCGTTTTCCTGCTGCGGCTCGCAACACAGCCCGCTGGATGCCTACGCCGCCGCCTGGCGGGAGGATCTCGCCGAGCCGGTGGCGGCCATATGGGACTGGTGGGAAGGCCCTCGCCACCAGGTCTACCGGGCGAAGTGTCCCACCTGTGGCGGGTGGGGGGTGGACAACGAGCACGCATCCTTCCAGGCCAGCAAGCTGCTGTCCCCCTGGTCGAAGGACCGGCCCAAGGATCTGGCCCGCAAATGGCTCGCCGCGAA